GTTTGTATGCTTCCAATTTTACACAAAGATTTTTGATTATATGAATTGAATATATAAGCATTTGGAACAACTATTGCATTGGTCAATTCACTCAAAGCAGACTGCTTTACCATCTTGCCTGAGAAATTAGTATTCTGTAGAATATTCTCATAATTTGAAGCGGGGCCGAGCATTGGATTTGTTTTTTCGGCCTTATTTATTTGCTCAAATATATTATAGAGAACTCCACCACCTATAATTGATCTTAACCATGGTTTTCCGGTAAATATTTTAGCAAGTTCTTTGGGCCCATACCCTTGAGCTTTCAATTTTAAACCTGCGTAAAGCGCCGCTATCCCAGCAAGAGCAGACGCCTCTGGCCCAATTTTTATCTCCATTTTTTGACTTTCACCAGGAAGATGAAAATCAGACATAGACGGCCTATTCCAGTAATCAGTTCCATTTTGAGCTGATTTTTCTATACCTGAAACTCTTTGATACAGAAATGTCGGGAAGCAACTTCTCTTCTCGAGATATGTTGAAAATGACCTGGCTAAAGTATCATCATAGTTATTAATTGATATATCTATCTCTTGAGGATCAACTGGGCTCTTATAATCAAATACCATACCCTCTTTTTCCAACTCATCAGCAAGAGGTTTATTACCAATTCTTATCAGAACTATTCTTTGAAACTCATCCGGCTTTGGGTGTATACCAAGCCCTAATATTGTAGATAATATTTTGCTTAAAGGGTGTGCTGTTGCCACTGAGTCAATAAGTTTATTAGGAATTCTCGGTTCAGCAGCTATAGTTTTGTTCATTTTTTCATCAAGAGCTTTTCTGAAAACAGAGATATTGTTTACAGGCCTCATTGTACCGTCAACATCATCTTTGCCGAGCGCGCCGACCTCTTTATCAATTTCGCTCTTTTTATGTACCTGTGCGGCCTTATCAAACATATCATCAGTTACACCATATGCTTCTGCAAGATCAACAGATGCTATAACCAACCCTGATGACGCAGCCTTACCCAAAATGAAAGCTGTGCGGTCGGCTCCTATATAAACTTTTGACATATCGAAGAATCTTGGGTAATCATTGAAGGCGAATACCATAGCCCCGGGAAGGATTGTTTTCCCAAGCTCTTTTGACCATAGCGCAGCAAGCTCAGGGGTTACTATTTGCCCCATGTGGTTCTTAAGGTGTTTGCAGTAATAAGCTCTTGTTTTAGCCTTATTGTCGCATATACTGCAGCGGTCGTATTTTACACGACACCCCATCGATACCGCAACAGGTTCGCCTTTCTCAAGAGATGCTACAATATCTGCGCCGTTAACAACATCAATTGCGGCAATAACTTCTACACGGTGCAATACCGGGTTCCAATGAGAGAATATTATTTCACCGAATGATTTTTGCGGATCTTTATTAACATGGTGTTTATAAAACTTTGCATAATATTCAAAAGTTTTATACCCATAATCATTCGCGGTATTCATATCCGTGCGCAATGATTTATGGGAAAGACCAGCTTCAGGAAAAGCATCTCCATTACGATTAGCACCCCAGACTTCATACGACCCGAGTGCGTTAATAACAACGTAGTACCGCTCAGGCTTACGATCAAGGTTAAGTATAACCTTCATTATTTCCGGAGCATAGTTGCTTCCAGCAGTCTTGTTGAGGTGCGCGATTGAGTTGACCGGGATTATATGCTGCCCGGTCTCATCAATAGAATCGTATTGGATATATTTAATCATTATGCATTTTTCTTTTTAAATTTATTACTTAATTTAGATTTAATATTACTTCCTGCAATTGCTCCCAAAGCAGCGAGACCACCTAACCCAGCCCCAACATATACGCCTCTTTTGCCACTACTAAGCGTATTTTTTAAAATTTGTTTCTTTGGGGTTGCAATATTAAATTTTTTACTAAGATAGTTTGCGTTGTATAAATCGCCAGCCATCGCAGACATACCACCTGCAACACCAGTAGATAAAGAAGAGCCAAGAATCTTTTTTCCAGCTGATGTAAATTTCTTTTTGTAGTCATTGTTATCATTATCTGATGATGCTATTTTTTCAAGCTCATCCTCAAAAGCATTATTGTAAATACTGCTCGCATTTTTAATCATTTTTTTTTCAGGTTTTACTCCAGACAGTAGGGCAATCTCAGTACCAATACCACTAATCTTTTGAAGCTCATCTTCAAACGCAGCATTGTAAATATCTTGCGGTGTCATTTTTTTTACTCCTATGTTAAAGGTTCAATTTTTAATTTCTGCTTCGGCGCTTGTGGAACAGTACCAGGTTTTTTACCTTGATCAGCAATTTGCTGAAGAAGGTCTATCTGCTTTTTCATGACTTTCCTCTTACGCATCTCACTGGTTATATTATAGAAGTCATGAATTTTATCGGAAGCTTTAAGCACTGCTGCCCCAGTTCCAATAGCACCAATTGTATATAAAGGATACTTAATAATTTTCGGAGTTGCCTTGATAATTTTTCCGATGGCCCCAGCCTTTTTATCGAATCCGTTTAAAGGGATCATTATTAATCCTTTGATATTGAAAATCCTTTTAAATTCATACTGCCATCAAATTCTGCAGTAGTTTTTTCTGATGGTACAGCTGCAGACCCGACATTTTTAGCAACACTTTCGAAAACTGCCGGGGTAACTTTGCTCTGTGGCAAGCCAGCTTGAATTGCTGATATGTCCTGAACCAATTTATGGTCAACGCCACCAAACTGCATCATCTTATTGACCAACGCGCCGGCAACTAATGGGTTTGATGCGGCTTTTGGAGAAAATGTTTTTACAACACTGAAATAATCTTTCATCTTCTCCTGATCTGCCTCTGCGAGCTGAGGAACTTTGTCTGTCATGGCTTTGAAAGATTTATCTATTTTATTTTTCTCAATAATAGGATCAACAAGTATTTCTTTAGTAGCTGCTGCTCCAGTTCCAAGAAGGGCCGCTGTAAATAACCCCTTTCTCAGATTGTCGACAGTAAGGCCCTTACCGGTAGCTTGCATCATGCCTTTTAAGCTGAAAGCAAGCTTATATAGTTTGTCATGGTCTTCCTTATTTATATCACCGCGATTTAACATATTATCTGCGGCCGTCTTTATTCTATCTTCCATCGAAAGCTCCTTTAAAATGTATGAGGAGTCGTAGTTTCGGTTAATCCGGTTTTTTTGCCACCCTCAAATTGATAACTATATGGCGATTGCAATTTTAAACTACCAGGCGCACTCCTACTAATTGGGTTCAACTGGTTGGCCATATTTTCTTTTTGTATTTTATCTTTAAGGTTGAGTATATTCATACCATGCATCGCCACTGACATTGGATCAATAGCAACCTTCTCCATATGTCTGAAAAAAGAGCCCCATATAGTATTCATTATCTCATCCCAAGCTTTCTTACCGATATTAAATCATTCTGAGAAAGTTGATTCGGCTGTATGTTTCCAGAAAGGATATTGTTTCTCAAAAATGTTGTATAGTTTTTACCAGATAATTTTCTTTTCGATTGTAAAAGTTGGTAGCCTTTAAAAGCTCCTGTGCCGCCAAGCGCACCAACTGCACCCCTTGTTCCCCAGGTGTAAAGTCCGCCACCAAAAGTTCTTCTCATTCCTCCAGAAGCTGTAGGAACAATTTTTGGAGTCCCAACAATACCTTTACCTATAAATTTTCTTGTGCCGGTAAAAGCTTTTCCAATTCCAGTTCCCAACCCACTACCAATTCTATTTGCTGTGCTTAAAAGGGAGGCTTTTTTGTTAATTGGTGTAAAAGCACCAACCGTGTTGGCTTGCTCTTCTATTAATTTGTTATAGGCCTCTTGCGGTTCTTCAAACCCTGCTTTACCTTGAACATATTTAAGGTATGCATTATGAACTCTCGGGGCGTTCCATGCTACCGGAATCATTGATGTCCCTGAAACCATAACAGGAACTTTTCTTAATTTGTAAGCATCTTTTAATGATATTTTTCTTTTTATAAGAGCCGGGAGGGCTGGTGCTGCCGCTGCGGCAATAGCACTAAGAGACGCAAGCGCGCTCCAACGAACCCTGTCGGCAAACTCGTCGCTCAAAGGTTTATCAGTTGGCTTTATCAACTTTCCGATAGTTTTAAGTTCGATATCCTCTTGAATCCCCATATTTAACCATTCTGGCTAACGAGTTCTTCACCCATAACTTTATTAAAAGCGTTAAGGGTTTTTCTGAGATTTGATATCATCTCAGTTGTTGCTGCTATTTTTTCAAAAGACAAGGCAAACTCATTGACAGGCTGAAGCATTTTTGCGTTAATATTTATCCTTTGGGATGATACTTTTGTAAACTCTGTGCTTACAGTAAAGCCATCATCTTTTAAATCCTTATGGATAATGTTATAAGCTGATGCAATGCGCATTGGGTTCAAACCGGCCTCTTTTACAAAACGGGATGATATTTTAGCTATATCGCCAATAGATTCGCCATTTGCAACCATTAGCTTGGTATCATGCGCAATTTTCAAAAATGCCTTTTCTGCATTCTGCATTTCGCTATATCGTACTGATTCTACATCACTGATAAAAGCCTCAAATGCGTTTTTATAATTTCCGACCTTCTGGAACTCAGCAAGCTTTTCGCCAGCGTTTGGTGCTTGCTGTATGTCGCCAGCATCTCTACCAACAATTAGCGATAACAGTGAACGAAAATCGCCGGGTGGTGTTGCATAAGATTCCATATCTTTCTCACTTTTTAAGATTTCTGTTTTTAACTTATTAAAATCGGCAAGCACAAATGTAATATTGGTTTTGTCTAAACTCTCATCTTGAAACAAGGATAGGTACACATTTTGATTTGCCAGCTCACAAATTCTCTTTAGTGTATCGAGGTTTTGTATTTCTCCAGCATTATATGAATCTAATATTGTATCATTCATATCTACATGGGTAAGTAAATAATCTTCAGCAGCCCTATGGGCAATGTTTTTTATTGTATCGATTAAATTCATTATAATAGCCGAAATTTAGGTTATATCAAAAATATAACATATATGTCATTGGCTTGCAACTATTATTGATTAATAAGCTCCCCTATGTTATCTTATATACGATACCATAAACTTACCAAAGGGTGGCTAAATTTATGTCTAAAGAATCTTTTGATTTTAAAAAAGAGTTGGAAAACTCAATATTAAACGCCGATCCAAAACAGGACCGTGTTGAGCTGCTGGAGATGATATTTAAATCGTACGTTGCTAAAACGCTCGAATACACTCTGAGAAAGAGGACAAATCGCATAGAGCTTGCGGCTATGAAAGAGATAAGGCGCAACCTTATTAGCGAATTCAGAAAAGCAGAGCTTGGAGAGTATCAAAAATCTGTAAAGCAATATGAAGATCTATTTAATACTGCAATAGAAGAGATATTTAACGATGCCGGCCACGCGCACAAAGGTGAAGATGTGGTGACGGTCGATAAGACTTTAGAAATAAATCCACAAGGATATATACATAATGGTGGGCTTATAGTCCCTGACCACCTTAAAAACTAATGAGTTTTTGGAGACTGGATATTTCTTTTTAAAACTCCAGACCTTCTTGCTGTAATTTCATTTCGATATTCAACCGGGGTCATACCTTTCATCTTTTCTTGTTTGACCGCGTCAATTGCATCCTGTTGAACAACCCTCTGAGGAATTGGAGGGCTTTCAATAGGGTTAAAAAGTTTTTTGGCAATCTTAACAAATAAATTATTCAGATTGGCCTTCTTTACATGGTCAGGGAGATTTTTTATATTCTTGGTTTCATGCGCCCATTCTAGCGCAGTACCCTTTGGAAGCTCTCCATCCTTTTCCTTTGCAAAGAACAGTCTCATTTGAGCTTTTGATTTATACGGCATAACAACTCCTATCCTATTGATATCGCTGACGGCTCCTCTTCACAACAAGTATCAGCGCCGCCGGTAAGATATTTTGAAAACTCACCTCTAATTATTTTACATGCTATCCTGCTGAACATATATGAGTGAAATGCATCATCAGGAACATTGTGATCGTATTTAGTCATTCTTAACTGCTCACTATATTCTGAATATATACCAGTGAAGTCCTGTTGAAACTCTTTAAATTGCTCATGTCTGAAAAAATCTACTTCACATCTTTTTATCTCCATTATAACATCAGTCATCATTTGAGTTCGATTCATGATGTAATAACCTTTATCTTTATCCCATCTTATTTTCTTTTTCATAGAACCATGTTCATATATTTCACCGAACCGAGAAACTCCAAGAGCCTCTACCATAAGTGCGTTTGAAGTTCTCCCGTCACCAGTGTCTGCTATAGTAAGCGCGCATCTAAACTTATTGATTATCTGTATCATATCTTTAACTTGGGGTATTGGAGATGACAATCTTCCAGTATATTTCTTTTTAAACAGAACTTTAAATCTTCCCTGGTACCATGTGCTTATTGTCAACATTGAATAAGATGTTCCTGATGCTGTATCACCTTTCCCCCAATCAATCCCTGCAAAGTTAAGACCGCTTTTTGCCATCGGATCAGACCCAACCCACTCAGGCTCAACCATCTCATAATCTTGACAGCATCTTTTAATCTCCGCAACACTCAACGGATGCTTAGCAGCGGCATATGGCAGCGCGAGCACCTCATTAAAATATTTTTCAGTTGAATATATTTTTCTTGTTTGTATAACATTTATCTGCCAGGCCTTTGGGTTGCTTTCATTATTAACCCAATTGAGCACTATCTGAGGGAGCCTGAACCCATCAATATATGGGTCGTTATTATTCATCTGAACCCACTGCCCGTCACGATAATGAATTGGTTTTCCGCATTTATTGCATATCAGGCCCACGTCTCCAATATTAAATTCATTGATAAAGTTATATTTTTTACAACCGGTATTCTGACACTTTATAATCCACTCGCTCTGTGTAGATTGATCCCAGTATTTTTCCATTGTATTCTCAACTGTTTTTGGTGTTCCCGCATACAGTTTACAGTTGAATAGGTGCATTGGGAGATTTGGATATTCTTCAACCAAACTTTCCCATTTAGCAAGGCTATGACTCATGGCCTGCTCAATAACAGGGATATGGTCACTTACAATATCCTGAATCTCATCTACTGCAGAAAAATCAGTAGATATACCACGTATAGAGTCAGCAGTATGAAAAGCAGAGCGAAGATATATTTTACTTCCATTCTTCATCTCCTTGTATGATACCTGGTCTTTTGTCCTGGTGTCGAAATAGTGATCCTTAACTAGATCAGACTCATGCAATGCACTATTTAGTTTATCAGTTGAAAATACTGATACCTGGTTCCCAGTTGGCGCAACGTATAGCGCATGGTATGATGGATATTTTATTGCCGGAAGAGAAAGTTTAAAAGCGGTGGTTGTTGATTTATGAGTCTGGCGACCGAACTTGAACATCATAGCATTAGATTGCTTATTATATATCGGGAACAAATGCCTCATTGAATCATGAGGCATTTGCAGTGGCATCCTATTTAAATAGAATATGCCTGTAGCAAATTGTGCCGGGGTTACGCTCATATATTTGCTTGGTCACCTTTTATATCTTCCATCACATCTGGTAAATCTTCAATATTAGCAATTTGTTCATTGCCGCTATCAAACTCAAGTTCAAGCTGGTTCATTTTTGAGAAAAAGTCGTCAGAGTCACTTCTATCATCAGGCATGTGCTCATTAGCTTTAATGTATATATCAAGCCATTTTTTAGCAGCATTAACCCGCATCTCTTCTACATTTCGACGCTTAGTTTTTGTAGAGTTGTAACCACCCATTTCATTTGACCCGTCTTCTACTTCAACCTCAATACTCTGGGTCATATTCATAACTTCATAATATTTGAACATACTATCAGATTGAACCTTTTCGAGAAACTGCTTTGGCTTTGGAGCTTCAATCTTATAGCCTATTTTCCACTTTATATATTCGATGTCATGAAAATGAAATGGTACATCACAACCATCATTTGAGTCAGGATCCCTGAATTCTATTTCAGAACCTGATCTACATTGTCTTATTATAAGGGCATTGTTTGTAAATGGTTTGCAATATTTAAGAGCGTCCTTAGCCGACATATTGGAGGTGTCCCAGAATATCTTTTGGTATAGCTTGAGAGCATCAACACCAACCTTTCTTCTATATTTAACCATGAGGACGTCTGATATGGTGTCAAGTGGCTCATTGTTATACAAAAAAATATTAACTATTGACATTATGTCTTTATATGTATGAATCCACACGCAATCGTCACACCATTTAAAATAATTGGGCGGATCATCAATATTTTTTGCAGATCTCAATATGTGGTCGTACACCTCAAATACACCAAAGTGATTGAGCCACTCGACATGCTGCTCTTCATTTAACCGGAGCGTCCCACCTGAATTAAGATATTCTGATATTGTTTCTGGGAGTATTGATCTTACGTCATTAAATACGCTTAGAACCTCTTCCTCTGATATTCTATATTGAAATGTTGATAGCTTATCTCTAATCCAATTAATATCTCGACCGCAAAAAAGAAGTGCTATAATAAATTTTCGAAACGGAATTGCGCTCATATTTTCTCCATAAG